CAGTCCTCCCGCGGCCCAGGTTGTCCCTGCTTGGGCAGCATGCGAATTGCGTAATTGATGCCGAACGAGAAGGCGCGGACGCAATACACCATGAAGTCAGGGGTGGAAACACCCTGCTCTGCTGCGCCCTGCTCGATCAACTCTGCTTCCCCCGCGGGAATTTCCACCGTGTACTGCTTGTTTTGGTCGGTCATGCAGCGTCCCGAAGCGTCCCTCGTGGGGACTGATGGTCCGAATCGTCACTGACGCCTATTCGCTGCGCAGGGACAATTCCACACAACAGCATTTCAGCCAGGCGAGCCAGAGCGGCCGAATCGCTGTCGATGAAGTTGAGCTGTTTGAAATCCTGAAGCCTCGTGTAGACCTCATCACGCAGACGCGTTTTGACTTCGTTGCGGAATTCAGCACGCCGAGACATAGAGGTTCCCCTTGGGTTGATGAGTTGTTGTGGGATTAGGCGGCGGCTGCTGCCTGCGTCACTTCTGCATGCTTGCGCAAGATCGCGAACAAGGCCCGCGACGAGCAGCCGCTCTGACCGTGGAGGATGCGATGAACAGTCGGCTGGGAAATACCAAGCAGCTTCCCCAAGGCGGTATCGCTGAGATTCGTTGCGGCCTTGATTTCAGCAAGCAACTTTTCCGGAGTCGGATCCATGATTTCTTCCAGTTATGCACCTAAGAAGCCATTCTATACGCAAATGGATGATTGTCAATGCGCGATTGAATGCGAATTTGCTGATTCCTATTCGCGCCCGCATAGTTACCGCATGGAAACCATAGGCAACCGACTCGACGAACTGATGCAGGCGCACCCGCTCTATCGCGGACGCGGGCAGAGTTCCCTTGCACGAAACACAGGCGTGCCACAGCCGACCATCAACCGGATACTGAGCAACAAGTCAGTGCCGGAGATGGCGACCGTGGTAAAGCTGGCTGAGGCGTTTGATGTGACATGCGAGTGGCTGCTAACCGGTAGAGGTCCGAAATTCATAGCGGACATCGAAGCGAGTATGCAATTCGCAAACGTTTTGCGTAGTGGTATACCCGAAGAAGGCGAGCGGGAAAAATTTCCTAATAATGTTACTAATGCCCTACAGGCGGTACTTTCAGCCTTCCGTACGGGAGCCAACATTTCAAGCTCAGATGTGCGCACCATTATTTGGTATGCATTGACACCTGTGGAAAGTGGCAATATTGCTCAGAACGACGATCTGGCGCACTCAGACCATGAGAAAACGATCGTTGAGCGGGCTACAGAGGCCATGAAACGCACAGGTGATGATCATGTCGATCGCAGTAAAGGCGGTGCAAAAAAACGTCATCAGTCTTGAAAAATACAGGGGCGAACGGCGGCAAAAGCCTCACGAGCTGGGCCATGAACAGGTAATCGGAGACCCGGACCCGCCGACCGCGCGCGTCTGGCTCCAAGGCGGCGCGCCCCAGGCGTCACTCGAAAATATCCGGCCCGAAAATGCGGGTCAGCTTCTCTTCGTCGCACTCTCGATGTGCTTGGAACTCGCCGTAATCGCCCAGCGAAGCGGCATGTTTTCCCAAGCGCTCGACATCTCTTCTTAATCCCCCCCCGGCGCCCTGCCAGACCCGGATGAATAGTCCGGGTTTCCCCTCGCATAAAATTATTCATTTGCGCATTGACATCTATTCATGGCCGCATATAATTGACTCACAGCAGCAGCAAACCCAACCCTGTGAGGTAGTCATGAAATCAGTTCTCTTCGCCCTTCTCCTCGCGCTGGCCACATCAGCCCACGCATCCACCGCATCGGCCAATCACGGCCACCACGGCGGCGGCAATAACGGTGCCGTAGGCGCAGCGGCCGGTGCATTCGGCGGCTCGTCGAGCGCATCAGCGGCGGGCAGCGGCGCGAGCGGTGGCAATGGCAGCTCATACGGCGACTGGTACCTGCGCGCATCACCGGTCGACAACTTTCAGCCGTATCCCGAGAGCGAGATGCGTCAGTACCAGAAAGCCGCATTCGTGCCCTTCGACGGAAAGTAAGGAGAACGCCATGTCCCTCTTGGCCCAAGACCTGATCGAACTGAACGCGCTGCCCTTGCCGCACGGCACGCTGACCGAACACCTTCTGCGCGCGATGGCGATGAATCTGATCGCTGAAGGCGTGGCCGACGAGCGCGGAGGCCTGTGATGAGTGAGATCAAGCATCCGATCGGGTCGTGGGAAATCGTAAAGACCACCAACGGCCAAGGCATCTATGAAAAGGGTTGGGGATTCGTCGCTATCCACGATACGAGTTGCCACGCCCATTGGAATGAAGGGCAAGCGGCACACCGCGCACTGATCGCCGCCGCGCCGAAACTGCTCGAAGCGTTGCAATACGCGCTGCCCTATCTAGAGGCGTGTGTGCCGAACCCGCGTAACGGTATCAATGCCGATTGCAGCGTCGACGTGAACTGTGTTGACCGTGCCCGCGCTGCAATCTCCAAAGCCACCGGAGGCCTGTGATGCTAACGCTCGACCAATTCCGCTCCCGCCCGCTGACAGTGCGCGTTCTCGACCACTGCGATGGATGCAAGCAGCTGAAAGACGACGTGCAGAAGCGCTCGAATTACTGGCCGCATGTCGCGGAACAGATGTGCTGCGGCGCGTGCTTCACGAAGGCTATTTCACAGGCTACGGGCCTGGCCTGCTAGGAGACTGACCATGAGCACCAGCAACTACAGCTACTGCGCCAAGCAAGCCGCCGCCATGGCCGACTTCGCCACCGACCGCGCCAAATCAAAGCTCGACGCCGCGATCGATAGCGAGGAATCGAGAGACGAGATGATCGCCGCGCGCACTCAGGAGCTCGTACTTAAGCGCATGGCTGAAATGGCGCCGATCGACATCATCGCGGGCCTTCAGAGCGCGAACGAAGGCGCAGCCGGTGCGATGCGCGCTCACTTACTCGCCGGGAACGTGAACGTGTTCGGCGTGATGGCTCGGGCGCTGATTCACATGTTCATCGAGTCCGACTCTGAGGTGATGGCGCAGGAGTGGATGGAGCGTGTGGACCGTGAAGTTGCAGCGTGGGAGCATTGAGATGAGCGAACAAAAATTCACGCCGGGGCCATGGGTCAATCACGGCCGCATCACTCAGCCCGGCATTCCCCATTCCGCAGTTGCCGCCGAGACGTTGATCGCACGGGTCTACTCGAAGCACTTCGGCGACTCCGAGCAGGAAATCGCAAATGCCAACCTGATCGCAGCCGCGCCCGAACTGCTCGAAGCGCTGAAAGCGGTTCTGAAAGACGAAGAATGGAACGCCGCAATGGCTGACGAAGTGACTCCGGGCGCTCGCGACAACATCCGCAAGGCTCGTGCAGCAATCGCCAAGGCAGAGGGTCAATCATGAGCGAGATCGAAACTGGTGGACCGGCGTTTCCGGTGCCGTATCACCCGGAACAGCAGTGGGAGAACCCGGCCGGCATGTCGCTGCGCGACTACTTCGCGGCGAAGGCGATGGCAGCAATCATCTCGCGAGTGACTGAGGCTGACGGAAGCATGACCGCAAACGCGATCGGATGCGCAACCGATGGCGCGTACTTCATCGCAGATGAAATGCTCCGCGCACGAGGCCAGTCATGAAACAGATCAGCGAACGAGACCTCCGCCTCGCCGACCTCTCCCTAGCGTTCAGCGCTGGCGTGTGTGCGGCCGCTGTCGGGGCGCTGGTCATCTTCACCTTCTATCTGCACGTGGTTTGTCCATGAAAGCCGCTGTGGACTGGTCTATCGCCGTGGTGTGCGGCGTCTTGCTGGCTCTCGCTGGCGTACACGGATGGACGACATGAAACGTCTTAACGCCTTCGCCGATCGTCATCCGGTTATGAGCATGGTCGCCGGCTGGCTCCTGCTGATCGTGATCACGCTTGCGGTCGTCCCCGAAGATCCGGCGAGCGTGGCGCAGGCACTGCATGAGAGAGGTGCGACGTGATGGATGACGACGATTGGCGCCAGCAGCAGGAGCTTCAGGAATATTTGGAATGGATGGAAACATACGGAGCGAGAAATGGAAATCAGAAAAGCACAACGGAAGAAGGCAAAACTGAGGCTCGGGATAGCAGCCCCCAGCGGAGCGGGAAAGACCTATTCCGCGCTGCTCTTGGCCTTCGGGATCGGCGGTAAGGTCGGCGTGATCGACACCGAACATGGTTCGGCCGATCTGTACGAAGACCTCGGCGACTACGACATCATCAACATCGAAGCGCCGTACACGGTCCAGAAATATCGCGCCGCGCTGAACGCGTTCGAGAACGCCGGTTACAGCGTGGTCATCATGGATAGCCTCTCCCATGCATGGGCCGGTGATGGCGGCCTGCTCGACAAGCAGGGCAAGCTGGCAGACCGTCCGGGCGCCAACGGCTATGCAGCGTGGCGCACTATCACGCCCGAGCATAACGGCCTTGTAGAAGCGATCCTGACAAGCCCTTGCCACATCATCGCCACGATGCGTAGCAAACAGGAATACGTGTTGGAGACGAACGACAAGGGCAAGCAGACGCCGCGCAAGGTCGGCATGGCCCCGGTGCAGCGCGAAGGCATGGAATACGAATTCACGGTGATGCTCGACATCGATATGAGCCACGTTGCCAGTTCGAGCAAAGACCGCACGCGTCTGTTCGACGGCCAGTTGTTCAAGATTGAGCGCAAGCATGGCGAAACGCTGCGGCAATGGCTTGAGACTGGTGTGGAACCGCCTCAAGAAACGTCTCAAGAAACGCCCGTACAGGATGGCATCAGCGCTAGCGAACTGGCCGACTGGACAGCCTCTATTGAGGCGTGCGCCACGCTCGAAGACCTGAAGAACATCTACGGTAACGCGGTGCTTCTCTCGCGCCAGCGCAATGACAAGCTTTCCTTTGACGCGCTGACTGCTGCGAAGAACACCCGTAAAAAAGCCCTTGAGGAAGCCACAGCATGAGCGACTTGACCTTGTACCAGATCTCTGCCGAATACCGTTCGGCAGCCGATACGCTGGCCGAACTGGACCTCGACGACCAGACCGTGGCCGACACGCTGGAATCGATCAGCGGCGATCTGACGGTGAAGGCGCAGAACGTGGCCTTCGTTGTCCGAAACCTCGAAGCCGCTGCCGAACAGATCGGCGTGGCAATCGAACACATGCAGGCCCGCGCCCAAGCATTGACGAAGCGCGCGGAGCGTGTGCGCGAGTACCTGCTGATGAACATGCAGATGGCCGGCGTGCAGAAGATCGAATGCCCGTATTTCAAGCTGGCCGTCCGCGAGAACCCGCCGAAAGTGATTGTCGACGACGAGAAGCAGGTTCCGATGCAGTACTTCACCGATCCGGCACCGCCGCCACCGCCTGCACCGAAGCTGGACAAGAAGCTTGTCAAGAAAGCGATCGATGATGGCTTCGATGTGCCTGGCTGCCGGTTGGAGCGCGGCAAGCGGCTTGAGATCAAGTAATGCGCACGTTCATCCTTCGCGATCCCGAACACGCCCGCACGATGATTCAGTTCATCAAGGAGAACGCAGGCGAACAGGCGCGCGCTGGCCGGCCGCTAGTCGTCACCGTGACCGAACATAAGGCGAAGCGCAGCAGCGAAGCCAACGCCCGCTATTGGGCCTTGCTAGGCGAGATCGCCGAACAGGTCCAGGTGAATGGCAAGTGGTTCAGCCGGGACGTGTGGCATGAATGGGCAAAAGAGCAATACGCGCCGAAGGTCGAAGGCCCGAGCGGACTGCTTACCGTCAGCACTACGCAAATGAATGTCGAGCAGTTCGCGCAGTACATGACCCAAATCGAATCCTACGCGGCGCAGGAGTTGGGCGTCGAATTCGCGGCAATTTAAACAGGAGAACCCCTGAAATGTTCACGCTTCAGAACCAGCACGAAAACAAGGCCGCAATGCAAACGACTGGCGGGAAGCAAAGGCATGGACTGAACGAATTACCCGCCGGCCGCCGCCGGCCCAGCAAGGACTATTTACAGCGGAGGAATTATGCACGCTATGAACGAAACCATCGGCGAGCGCCTGAGACGATTGCGCAAGGAGCAGAACATGACCCTGGCAACCGTCAGCGGTCGAATCCGGATGCACGCCAGCTATGTCGGCCAGGTGGAGAGAAACGAGCATGCGCCCGGGCTGATGGTGGCCGCCGAGCTCGCAAAGCTATTTGGCGTCAGCCTCGACTACATCGCCGGCCTGACAGACCGTGAACACAACCCTTATGTGAAACATCAATAACCAATGACCGCCCTAATCATAGACACCGAAACCACCGACGCAACCGACGATCGCGAACTGATCGAAGCGGCGTATATGCCTGTGACGATCGAGATGCGTGAGGCAGTTCGCAGCGCCCTCCACTTCAAGCAGCGCTACAAGCCGTTGCAGCCGATCTCGTTCGGCGCGATGGCCACGCACCACATCCTGCCCTCGGATCTAGACGGGATGCCCCCGCCGTCCGACTTCGACTGGGAGACGATCGGCCGCCCGGACGTGAAGCGTATCTGCACGCTGGCGATCGCGCGGCGCCTGTGGCCCGACACGAGCCACACACTGAGCGCGCTGATGTACCAGTTCTCGCACGATCTCGAGGCGACGCGGTATGAACTGCGCGGCGCGCACAACGCAATGGCCGATGTGGTCTTCTGCTGGCGGCGTCAGGACGATATCGACCCTTACCTGCGCAAGGCCTTCGAGCAGAGGTTCAAGCGATGACCACCTGCGCAACCTGTGGCCACTTCACACTGTCGCCCAAATACCATACGTGCCCGCCCGAATGGGAGGCGCGCGACGCTGACGATTGCGACGACGATTGGGAGGTCATTCGCGCTCCCGATGCTGACGACGCTGCTACGAAGTACGCAGAGGAATGCGACGACGGCAGCGGCGAGGGCGCACACGAACGGACCGTGCTCGTGCGCGCCATCGGCTCGACCGACGTAAAGCGTTTCGAGATCACGTTCGATTACAGCGTCGACTACTACGCAACGGAGAAGCCGGCATGACTGATGAACAGATTGCAAACGCGCTGCAAGCAGCAGATTGGCACGGCGCACCAATCGGGAACAAGGCGCTTCTTCAGGCCGCAATTAACGCCCTGCTATCTGCAAGCAAACCTGCCGCGCCGCAGAACTACGAGCGCCACGACCCGGACACCGCAACTGCGCCATTTCTGTCGTTCATCCCTGACGCGAAGCGCGATGAACTGATCGGCGCGTTGCTGGAAAGTCTGGAAAAGAGCGATCAGCGCGAGACCGATTTCTTCATGGTGCGCTCGTTCATCGGCGGCTTGGGGCTGCTCGCAGCACGGTTTGCCCCTGCCGCGCCAGCGCAATCGGGGGAGGCGGTGGCAGCTGACGTAGTGCCGAATGAAATTGCTGAACTTTTGACAGAGCCCTGCTGGAATTTATCCAGGAGGGATGTTTCCGACTTGCTCAAACGCATCGGCTCTATTCTCTACACCGCCCCGCAACCATCCCAGCCCGTGGAAGCTGCCGTGGTACTGGACGATGAGCGGGCAGCGTTACGCGACCTGTTCCGCGAGGCCCTTTCGTGGGGAATGACCTTCGGGAAGATGCTTGTCGAGTCTCAGCAATGGTACGAAATGCGCGACAAGCAGGTCGACCAGTTCTTAGCCCGAGCCGCATCCCCGCAAGCCACGGCGACGCAGCCGGCACAGACGGAGCGGGCGCTGACGGCGGCCGAGATCGGCGAGTTCGAAAGCACCGTTACCGAGTTCGAGGATTGCGGCGAAACGTCCACTGACTACGCCAAGCTCATCGGGTGGACGCATCGCGGTCTCTTGGAGTGCACGAACTTCAGGATCACGTCAGCTGGTCGCGCCCTCCTGACCGCCGCGCAACCAGCAAGCGGAGCCGACCATGCCGACTGACGACTCATTCGCTATCCGCCTGCTTCGCGCGCAATCAGCCATTGGCCTCACGCAGTCCAGGCTGGCGAACGCGATGGACGTGAAAGCCAGCGTCATCTGCCTGTATCAGCAGGGCAAGACGCTTCCCAACTTCGAGAATCTCGTGAAGCTGACGAAGGTTCTCGGTGTATCGGCCGACTACCTACTCGGCTTGCAGGAGATCTAAATGCCCTACTCCACACAAGCACCGACGCCCGAACTCCTGCTCTCGCTGATGAGGCCCGGAGCCATCTACCCGCCGCATATCCTCGCCAAGCGACTCCGCACGCATGCCGCGCCGGTCAAGGCGGTGCTGCTCCAGATGGTCAGCCAGGGCACGCTCGCGATCATCAAGCCGCGCAAGAACGTCTCCTTCATCCTCGCCGGCACCGAGCACTTGCGGAAGCTGCCAGAGCCTAAGCCGAAGGTCGATCCGGCGACGGTCGCGCAGCCGCGGACTTATGCGGTGATGACAGGTGAGCTCACCGGATACTTCGCGGAGATGTACCGGCGCGCGGATCTGGCGATGACGTTGCGGAGGGTCGCTTGAATGAGCTGGCTCTTTTCGCAGGCGCTGGTGGCGGAATACTCGGCGGACACCTGCTTGGATGGCGCACCGTCTGCGCAGTTGAATGTGATGCCTACGCCGCACAAGTTCTGGCGCAACGACAAAACGATCGAGCCTTGCGACCATTCCCGATTTGGTCTGACGTCACGAGTTTTGACGGAACAGCATGGCGTGGCCTTGTTGACATCGTTTCTGGTGGGTTTCCATGCCAGGACATCAGTGCAGCCGGCGCAGGGATCGGCATCGATGGATCAAGAAGCGGTCTCTGGTCGCATATGGCTCGCATCATTCGCGAAGTACGACCAGAGTTCGTCTATGTGGAAAACAGCCCAATGCTCACTTCTCGGGGACTCGGAAAAGTTCTCGGAGACTTGGCCGCGATGGGGTTCGATGCGGAATGGGGAGTCGTTTCTGCGGCGGATACCGGCGCTCCCCATTTACGAGAGCGTATCTGGATACTGGCCGACGCCAACAGCAACGCTTGCGGCGCATGGCGGCCGAATTACTCCCAGCAAAGGGCGAGAGGGAGGAACGCTGATCGAGGCCATATCGGCACGCCGCTGGCCGACGCCAACCGCCGTGACGAACTCGGGCGGGACAGCGATGTGCAAATGGGGCGGATCGGGGTCACGCGAGAAATTGCGCGGCATGGTTACCCCCGAGGAATTGAATGGCCAGTTGAACCCGGAATGGGTCGAGTGGTTGATGGGGTGGCCCATCGGATGGACCGAGTTAAGGCCCTTGGCAATGGACAAGTTCCGCGAGTGGCTGCGGCAGCATTCACCATACTCAAGAGAAAGTGAGGCAGCATGAAAATCCGCCTTGACCTGTGGCTCAGCCGGAATTTCGATCCGCCGCCCGCAATCCGCACCGCACGCCTTTGGATCAACGCCGGCAAGATCTATCCCGCGCCGGTCAAGGTCGGCCGGTCGTATTATGTCGAGCAGAACGCAACGTTTCAGGACCGCGCCGTGCGCGCGCCATTGGCCCAACGAATTCCACAATAAATCATGGCTGCCCGACCACGTATCCGCAAGCGCGCCAACTGGCCCGAGAACATGCACGAGCCGCGACCCGGCTATTACACGTGGCGAGACCCACGAGATGGTAAGACGCACGTGCTCGGCCGCATGACGCTTGCTCAGGCCATCCACGAGGCGCAGGCGGCCAATGTGATCGTTGAGAATGGCAAGCCATCGAAGTCGCTCGCTGAGCGAGTCCAACAGAGTGCGCACACGGTCTCTGATCTGCTAAAAAAAATGCCGGTCAAAGGTGCAGAGAACACCATCCGGAGCCGCCGATACTTCGATGCTCACATAGAGAAATGCCTTGGCTCAGTGCCATGCGCCGAACTGACAACGAAGCACGTCGCTGACATGCTGGAAGAGTTGATCGACGCCGGTAAGGCGCCCTGGGCCCGGAATCTACGCTCTCGGGTTCTCGCTGTGTGCAAGCGTGGCGCCGCGCTGGGATGGATGACAGGCAATCCGGCCGCCCACACAGAGCAGGAAGAAATCACGGTGAAACGCCGACGCCTTCGCGGCATCGAGGAATTTAACCTGATCTATGAGAAGGCGCCGCAAGTCGCCGATTGGCTTCAGAATGCGATGCTACTCGCGCTTGTCTCGGGACAGGACCGGTCAACCTGCCGGCTCTGGGAGCGCAACTCTGTGAAAGATGGTCTCGCAACGGTCTTTCGCCAGAAGACGAAGGTCTACATAGAGATCCCGACATCGATCCGGCTCGATGCACTCGGCATGTCGCTCGCCGATGTTATCGCGCGGTGCAAGTCGACCGGCGTCGTCAGCAAATATCTGATCCATCACGTGCGCAACAAGGGCGGAGCCAGGAGCGGTCAACCGATCAAGCTCGACGCGATCACCAACGCATTCGCCGACGCGCGGAAGCTGGCCGGCATCGAAGGCGACGACGCCCCGAGCTTTCACGAGCTGCGAAGCCTTGCGAAGCGACTTTATGAGAAACAGGGTGGCGTCGACACGAAAGCCCTACTTGGCCACATGACAGAAACTGCGGCTGATCTGTATGCCGATGGGCGCGGAATTGAGCCGATCCGAGTAAAGATCAGCGCGTGAGTTTTGAACATCTAGTGAACAAATTTTGAACAGGCCCCACCCAGCAAGGGTTTGCGGGGCGAATCATAGTTCTGAAACAAACATTTCGGAAAACACGCGTTTTCCAAACAAAATCAATCAGATAGGAGTTATTTCTCCATGAAAAATACAGGCTAAAACGTCCTATCGAGTCGTAAACAAATCAAGTACTTACGCAATGGTTTTGAACGCCTCAAGAAATCGGAGTATCGTGCCGATATCCAATAAGTAGACGAAAGGCGGGGGACGCCATGAAGAGAATTGCATTCTGCATAGCGCTGCTGCTGACCGGTTGCGGTGGGGGTGGCAACGATCAGCCGGTGGCGGGTTCCAAGGCTCAGTTCTCGATCGGGCCGCAGCTTCGACCGTGCGAGACGACGGCGGCCAATGCGCCGCCGTGCCCCGCGTCTCAGTGATTACTTGTCGGCCGGCGTGGACTTCGCGAGCAGATCGTTGACCTGAGCCGTGTCCGCGGTAGAGCCGAACCAAAAATGCATGATGACAAGCCATGCGGTGCCGAGCGTCCCGATGAAGCTGAAAACGATGGCTTTATTCGCCTCGGGCACGTTCACCACGAAAAGCGCGGCGAGCATCCCGAAGAATCCGACCGTCACGCAGAACGTCAGCCATGCCGGAACGGGCGATTTGTTCGCGGTCTGCATGTCGCGCGCGCTGATCGTGTCCTGCACCTTCAGACTGGCGAGCGTCTCCGTATCCTTGAACCCTGCCTGCGCCATTGCGACCGCATAATTCTGGTCTGCGGCTCGCATGTCCGCGAGTTGCTGCGGCGTCGCGCCGGCAATCGCTGCGGCAACATCGTTTGCACGGTCAGAGACGCTCGCAGCGGGCGCCGGAGTCAGTCCGAACAGCTTCTCAAGGGCCGACACGCCCGAGCCCGCCAGCGGGCCGCCTATGACGCTGGCGATCGTCGGTGCCAAGTTCTCTACCACGCTTGCAACGTCGCTCCAACTCATGATGCCGCCCTCCGCAGGTTACCGGCGATTCGATTTACCCATCCCTTGCCGAACTCGGCCCAGGCATTGAGCCCGGTGTAATAAAGGATGCGCGACGCATTGAAAAGAATGACGATCTTCATCGGATCGGCTGCGCGCACCGAGGCGATCGTCTTCGCGCCGATCACGCCGTCAGCAGTCGCGCCGACTGCCTGCTGTAGCCACTGCGCCGGCCGGCCGCCGTTGTATGCCGCGTCGAACACCTGAAACGCGATGCGTGGGTCGAACTGGTCGCACTGGTACGGATCCCAATAGCAGCCCTTGGCGATCTGCTTGGCCTGCTCGAGCGGAAAGTCGTGCATGTCGCCGGTATAGCCATGGGCGCGCGCGACGCGCTCTGTCACGCCCCAGCGCGTGGCGCCACCGGGATCGGCTTTGTTGTCCACATAGCCGCCTTCATTCCCAAGCAGCGCCGCGAATGCATCATCAAAGCTGCTCATGGCTTACCCCTTTTCAACATGACGTAGACGCCGACCAGACAGTAGGCAATCGAGGCGATCGACGCGATGTTTGAGATGTTCGCGTTGTCGACGATATGGCCCAATGCGATACCGAGCCATGGAGGCAGCATCGAGAGGATCGTTGCGTGCTGAGTGTTCATGGCGTCAGTCCGGTATGGTGGCGTTCACGCCGTCGTCTGGATTGATCGACTTCAGGCAGTGATCCTGCTGGAAGAGATTCAGGAACTTGCAGAGCACGCATGCCCACGCCTTCCCTTCCTTCATTCCCTTTCCCGCACGCGAGCTCATCGTCTCGTCGCTCGATCCGCCAAAGGCGACATTCAATGCCCGATCCGAGAGCATCACCCAATTCATTGCATACCGACCTAGAAAGCTCCACATGTCATTTTCCCCGTGACGTTGTGATTTACGCGTACTCGAAGACGAGCACCGCTCCTTGTGCGCCGTTGAAGCCTGCCGCCGCTGCTACCCCGCCCCCAACGGTGCGCGCGCACCCTGCACCCGCTCCACCGTAGTTCGACCCGGCTGAGCCGAAGCCGGCCCCGCCGCCCGGGCCGCCCGCACCCCAATAGCTATTGCCACCGGCGCCGCCGTACGGATTCTGCAAGGCGAGACCGGGCTGGCCGCACTCGCCGCGTTTGACGAAAACAATATTTCCAGTGCCGGTCGGTGCTCCGGGTCCATTGGCGACCTCTCCGGAAACGTCGCCCGGTTGAGCACCCCCGACGCCCGTAATGCTGACGGCCCCGCCCAAGCCGCCAGGGCAGATGCAGAGGCCGCCGAACGATGTTCCGGTGCCAGCGCCGCCGATTGCTCCCGCGCCGCCGACACCGCCCGCGCCGATGGTCACGGTCTGGGTCGACAGGGTAGGCAATCGAACAATGGCGAACGTGCCGCCCGAGCCGCCGCCACCCGCCAACACGTAATTGGCGCTGACGCTGGTCGGCGTGCCGCCGCCTGCGCCGCCGTCGCCCTGCACCCATGCAAAGCCATTGGTCGCGCCCGGTGTCGGCGTGTAGGTGCCGGTGGCCGTGATGAGCTGCGTATTGATCAGCGCGCCATGGCCGTTGTTCGCGCCGGTGACCTGAAAATTCGTGCCGTCATAGGACACTTCGAAGATCTGGCCGGATGCGAAATCACCCGGCGCCAGCGCGCTCGATCCATTCTTGACGACCGGCACCGCGCCAAGCCCGTTGACGTTCAGCGTGACCGCGCTCGTGGTGTTGGCGCCGGCCGCGATGCCCCGGAACTTCTGCCCCCTCGCATAGGCCGCGGGCGCAATGTTCGTGGCGCCGCTGATCGTGTCGGTTCCGCTGACGGTGCCGAGCCAGGTAGGAGTACCATTCTGGAAGTCCTGCACGCTGATCGGCTGCTTCTGCGCGATGGCGTTTGCCATGTTCGTGAGCGTGAAGCCGCCCATTTGCAGATTCGCGGCGACCTGCTGCTGGCCGTCTTTGGTCAGGCAGATGGAGAGCGCGGCCGCAATGTCGGCGTCTTGGCCCTGCATGCGCGAGGAACTGATATTCAGGCCGTTTGCTGCATCGGCCTGCCAGTTGAATGGCAACGAGTACGAACCGCTTCCGTTGAAAGGCATCTCAGATCCCTATGCAAAATTCGATTACGGCGCTGGCGCCAATGATGTGCGTTGCCATTTACTTGGTCCTGAAGTCATCGGTTGCCGCTTGGCGTGCGTGGCGCCTGCTGCAAAATCAGCGCCCCCAGAGCGTTCTGCGTCGGAGTGTTAATCGGCTGCTTCGCCGCATCTGATAGCTGGGCGGCAAGCGCGCGATTGACCAGCGTACGGTTCTGCGCGTTCTCGATCAGGCCGCCGACATAGGGGATCTTCTTCACGCCATTACCGACCATCGCCCCGAGAGCGGCAGCCGTGTTGGATGTTCCTACTGGCGCTGATGAGGGGAACGAATTCATGTACGCTCCGACTCGACCAATCGTGTTTAATTGGTTAATCTCGTCAGGCGTATAGAACGCGCCTAGTTTCGCCGGCCCGAAGGTCGCCATTTGTGTTGCATAACTATCTGGTTTAAATGGCGCATCGCCGGAAACATTGTTGCCCAGCCCTTTTAACGCGAGTTGGCTGCCAATCTGCGCGCGCGCTTCGTTGAACGCGCCTGGATCTTGCGCCTTCAGCAGGTTCGCCAGCGCGCCGACCTGATCTGTCTTCCCGCCAATGATGAATTTGCGAACGAAGTCGTCCGGGTTGATCGTGCCGGATGAGGCCGCTTCCAGAGCCGGGATCTGGTCTTGCAGGGCGAAACGCTGCGCGGCGAGAGCGCGGGCCGGCGCATAAACGCCGCCCTGATCGTCAGCGCCGAGAATGGCATTCTTCACGCTGGTGCGCAGCGTGCCGAGCGCAGCGTTCGTCGCCGGATCATTGCTCTGATTCGCGTTGATGACCTTCAGCAGGTTCTCGGCGTTCTCGATGGAAAACGTCTTCTGCTGCGTGCCGCCCATTAGTCCGAGTTGATTGAAGTTATTGCGCACGCCGCTCGGCACCTTGTCGCCGAAGTCGTTCAGCACTTGCGCATAGTCCTGCGCGAGCCCGGTCAATGGCACGTCCAGATTCTTGCCACTCGACGCGCGCGCTGCGGCATAGGCATTGCTCACCTGTTGCCGCATTCCGTCATCAATAGACTTCAGGGAGCCCACCAGAGCATTACCCGCCTGATAGGTATCAGCCGGGTTGCCGGCGAGCCCATAGAGCGCCTGCTGAAGCTGGGTGTTCTGCTGGTTAAAACGATTAATCAATGGCTCGCCAACACCGGGCGCGCCGCGCATATTTTTTTCAAGTGCATATTGCACCGGGTCGCGCGTAATCTGCCCCAGTGTCGGCTGGATACCGAGCGTCTGGAAGTCCTGATTGCGCATCGCGGCGGCGGCATTGAGTCCCGGATTCTGCTGAATGGCTGCGGCGACCTGCTGTTTCGCTGGCGACATCATCGCGCCGGGATTGTTCGGATCCACCGGCCCGGTCATGGACGCATCAGGCGCATAGGTCATGCGCGCTTGCGGCCCGAGTTCCTTGGCGACCTGATCGACGCCGGAATCAGCGAGAGAGGCGGCGGCGGCCGGCGTGATCGGAGGCGTGCTAATAGAGCGCGGAGTAAGCGCGCGAATACCTGCGGTCCCGAGCGAGCCAGCGCCGACGCCAGCGGTCCCGCCGAGCAGCGCCGCGCCGATCTGATAGCCGGGGCCTAGCCCGAGTTCGCGCGCAGTGCCGGAACCTGCGCCAGCGCCGGCAGAGCCCATGATCTGCGCACCCGGCGTCATCTGCAAAGCCTGCCCGATGGCCTGCGCAGCGGGCTTTGCAGCGCCTGTCAGCATCTTGCCAATACCAACAGACGGAGCGACGCCAGCCATCGCGCTGGTGGCGTCCTGTACGACGCGCTCGGTCGCATTCTGCGGCTGCGAGACGCCGGCCGCGTTCATCCCGTTCTGGATGGCAGCAGACGGCATCTGAAGATCAGGAATATGTGTTCCGGCGAGTGAGTTGATACCGTGGCTGATGAGATTGATGCCAGAATTCGCTGCATCGCCGACCATCGCCGGCAACGCGGTAATCCCTGTCACGCCCGCGCGCGCCGTCAGCCCCAAATGATGCACGAGTTGCCCAGCAACGGAGGGTGATGCCGCAGCTCCCGCGCTGCCCGTTGCTGACGCCGGGACCGGTGCCGCCGCTGCATCCGCGAGGAACTGTGCCGCGAGGCCGGTTGCAGCCGGCGCAGACGCAGCCGAGCCAGCGCTTGCCGGCGCGGCGCCCGCATCAGCGAGGAACTGAGCGGCGATGTCCGTCATTGCAGCGCCCCGAGCTTTTGCAGCGACTGGATTTTGTTCACGATCGTCGGATCCTGCTGCATCAGGTTTTTGGCGAACGCCGCGCGCGCGGTCGGATCTTTGATGTTCGCGTACTGGAATATGCGCGGATCGGCGTTCTGGTCGAACTGCACCTCTGTGTTGTTGTAACCCTGCGCGTCACCCGCATTGCGCAGCGGTGCGAGCAGACGCGTTTTCGCCTGCACCATCTGGCTTGCACCCTGAAGGTTGTCAGCCGCCCCATTGATGGCCTGCGGCGTCATGTGCGAATTCGGATACGCCGATTGCAAGATCGAGCGCGCGGCGTCGGTGCCCATGCCGCCAGCACTCAGGCGTGCCGTGATCTGATTCGAATACTTGTTCAACAGATCGTTGGCCGTGACCGCATCGGTAGCCTTCTCGCTGCCGGCGAGCGAGAGCAGCCCATTCGCATAGTTCACCCGATCCGATTGCGGGCCAACTGCGGCTTTCGCCGCGAGCGTCTTGATGTTTTGCAGATTCGAAATGACGCCTTGCGCTTGCGTATTGGCCGCGCTGAGGTCGGTCCACTTCTTCGACAGCTCATCCTGAAGATTGCGCGACCCGGCCTCAGCGCCAGCCTGGGTGCCAAGCGGCGGAGCAGCGGCCGGCGCGCCACCTTGCGGAGCAGCACCGCCGCCAAAGACGCCGGCCGGCCCGTTCTCATGCAGTGCAATCGCCGTCGACAATGCCTGACGCTGGAGCGGATTCGACAGGTCGATCTTCTGACCGGGCGGGATGCCGAGCCGCTGCGACACGTCCTGAATATAGGCCTGCGTGTTGTTCTCGTTCGGGGGCGCCCACTTCGAGATCACGCCAGATATCGTGTTCACGCCCTGCTTGCCATAGCTCGCGAGGTTCTGATCGAGCGCCTGCAAGCCGGTCTGCATATCGGGATATTGCGCAAGCTTTCCGCCTGGCATCATGGCGCCGGGGTTGTTGTTGCGGACCGGTGCCGGCGCGGCCGGATTCGTCACTGCGGCTTCGCTCGAAAACTCCATCTGATGCGTGGTCGGGTTGTAGACCTGCACCGGCTTGAACTGTGCGCCACCAGCCGCCGTCGCTGCGGCGTTGCCCTGCATGACGCCCTGTGCGCCCGGAATTGACTTCTCGGCGACAACATTGCCGCTCGCATCAAACATCGGCGTTGCGCCAGCCGGGACTTCAGGATTGAACGCGACCGGTTGCGACGGATTGAACGGGTTGCGCATGATGCCGGTGCCAGTCAGCGGCGCGACGTAGGACTCTTTCCGGAACTGCGCCTGATTGGCCGCCATCGGATCAAAGCCGCCCTGACGCGCGGCGAGCGTGGCCGCCGTGGGCGCGGTCTGCGCTTCAAGCATCTTTCCATAGGCGTCCGGCCCGAGCATGCTGAACAGCAGCATGGATTGCTGCGGCGTCTTGCCGGGAAGCGTGAGCGCGCCATTCGGCATCTGCTGCTGCGGGACTGCTTGCGCCGGCGCACTGCCGCCCATGACCGCGCCGATCTGCGCGCCGCTCGGTGCCGCGCCGGGAGCCGATACCGGCATGGACTGCACGCCCGGTCCGGACTGATCACCGGTCATGCCGCCAGCGTCAACCGGCGCCTGTTGCGCCTGCGGCTGTTGCTGCGGCGTCGCGCCGAACGCGTTGCCGTACATCTGCCCCATGAGCTGCGCCTGCTTGCCCATGGAGTCCATCCCCATCTTCGTCCCGAGATAGGTCTGCAATACCTTGTTGACGCCGTTCAGCGGGCTGACGTGATAGGCCATGCCACCGACCGGGTTCTGTCCCATGTCCTGCGGCTGCATGCCCTGTTGCAACATGGCCTGTGCAAGCGCCTGCTGCTGCTGAAGCTGCATGTAGCTTTGCTGCTGATCGGGCGGCAGCAGCGCCAGCATCGGATTCATCCCGCCCATCATCGGCCCAGCCATATCAGCGGCCCCCCATCATCATGTTGCCCATCATCTGCGGCGTAACCTGCGCTTGCGGCTGGGCGTACTGCTGAAAGTTGTTGTCCTGAATCGACGCCGTCTTGCCGATCTTGCTGGCGTTCTGCATGGCGCTTTGGATCAGCATCATCTGCATCATTTGATTCGGATCGCTCTGCGGCGCGGCTGCGGCCTGTCCTGCGGCACCGCCGCCGAGCGGGTTGCCACCATAGGCGCCCTGGCTCGCAGAAGGGTCGAGCCCGCTATAAACGCCCGTAGGCGCATAGCCGAGCGCGCCGCTCATGTTCGCCGGCAGGTTTTGCATGCCGCCGCTGAATCCATAGCCGTCACCGCCTAGGCCGTACATGTCATAGCTCCAATCGCCGACCCGATAAAGGCCGCGGTCTGCATTGCGCTGTCCATCACGATCGTGAATTGACGCGGGCTGAGTTTGTCGACCTGCGCCAGCACATCGGCGCCGTGGTCGATATCGTGCGTCGCGTGATAGCGCAGCGTGCGGCAGAGGTCGAGACCGTGCGCACTCTCGAGCGCTTCGACCTGCTCGAGGGGAGCCGGAAAACACTCGAGCGCCGCCATATATCCGAGCAGCGCGGCCGGATCGACGTGGTAGATCAGGTAATACTGCGAGCCCGCCATTGCCACCGCTTGCGGCGAAATGGTCATCGCTCGAGCATCAACGCCAGCGCTCGAGAGGTCTTCGGCCAGCCATGCGGCGTGATCGCGTTCTTCCTCTAGGTGCGCGCGGAAATATCTCGAGAGTTCGCTCGAGCTTTGCTTCATCGCTACATGCAGAAGCTGTGGCGTCGCCGTGATCACGTTGTGCACGAACAGGAGATTGCGAATAAACGTCTCCCGGTCGAGCAGATCGACACGGGGCCATTGCGCGCGCGCCTCAATTAGCGCTTTCATGAGATCGGCGCGCATCAGAAGAACATCGCCGCGGCCATCGCCGCAGTTCCAGCCAGGCCTTCAATGCCGCTCGCGGTCGAGTTTGCAGACTGCGTATTGGCGTTGTAGGAGTTCAACTGGCCTTGATACTGGTTCTGGAACGCCTGCGCGATATTGGCCGGCTGCGCCGACGATTGCGCGGTGCCGGTGTTGCCCGGTACGAGGCCGGCGAGCTGCTGAAGCTGTGAATACGGAACCTGCGAGAGCGACGCCTGCTGCCCGTAATTCGTGCCCTGTTGCCCTAATAGATTCGCCTGCGCGCCCACCGCGGAAAGATTGTTGTTCAGCATCTGCGTACCGATCTGCGAGCCCGTCAAAACCGACTGATTCGCCGCGTTGCTGTACGCCTGCTGCTTCGAATTGTTGAAATTCGTCATCGCGTTGTCGTAAGCCTGCGATCCGGGCGCGAGGCCCTGATTGGCAAGCTGCGACTGAAGGCTCGACTGGCCCTGCGAGAACTGCGGATCAAGGTACTGAGTCTGCGCGGCGTATGCGGCCTGCTGGCCCTGCTGATTGGCCTGCTGTGCGGCGGCCGGATTGATCTGCTGACCCAGGGTGCCCAACTGCTGATTGATGCCGCCCAGCCCGTAAATCGAATTGTTCAGCGTGGCGTTCGAGTTGGCCGCCTGGCCCATTGAACTATTGATGAGCCCTTGCAGCGGCTGGCTGGCGCTGATGCTCGTCTGATAGATCGGCGCACCCGTCATCGGGTCAATGCCGACCGAACTCGTCTGCTGCTGGCCGAACGGATTCGAATAATTGTTGAGGTTCAGATCCTTGTTGAAGGCGGCCGTCTGCTCGTTGCTCTGCGTCTGCGCGCCCGAGACGGTGTAAGGATCTGGCGCGGCCGGCGCGCTGCCGCCCTTACCGCCTTCGAGGGTATTGGGTCGATTCTTGCCGAATGCGCGACGAAACGCGCGCGCCGGAAGATCAGGCTGCTCGAAGCAGTGCCGCATGGTGTTTTCCTTCAAGGAAGCGGCACTCGTTTTCAAGCATGCCGTAAAGAATCAGGTCGCATCCATCGTTGCAGCCCTGCCGGATAAGCCCTTCGCGGCGGAATCCGAGATGCTCGTCGAAGCGCTGCGCCGCGGCGTTATCCGCGCGCACGAGACCCGTCACGCGCCGACAGCCGAGCTGGACGAAGGGATAGCGGAAGCACGCAGCGAGATAGGCATGCGTCATCCACCGGCGCGAGCCATCCGAGGCGACATGCATCATCACGGCGCCGCGCGGCCCGGTGTGGAGCGTGTAGACGACGCCTGCGACGAGTTCGCCGTCGAGTTCAAGCCCGATGGCGGTGTAATCGCGATAGCAGTCCTCGCCGGTCTGCGCGGCGACGAACCTCATCACTCGTTCGGGTTGATCCCAGACAATGCGTTTCATCAGTGGTTTCCCGATGCGCAAAGCTGGATGCACGAAGGCGCGCGGTCTGGCTCGGCGCACCTTTTACCGCGGGAGAGGCCCCGCATGCATGAAGATGGAAAATCTGCGGCTGAGTATAGTCAGCGGGAATTCAGAGTGTGATTTGCGTCTGCGGCTCAAAAAGGAAGGTGGCCGACTCGATGGAATAGGCGATCCCCTTCGTCTGCGTGCGCATGCGATAGGTGGCCGCATAGCCAATGCCGTCGATCGACTCCCAATCCGACTGGATGATCTGCGCGCCATTCCACGGCACCTGATCCCAAGGCGTGGTGTCCCAAGGCGTCGAGAAGCCCTGCGAGAAACCCGGCGTCGAGGTCGGCAGCGTGTTGTTGAAATCGACCGACAGATCCATCTGAAGCACGAACGGCGAGTTCGCCAGAAAGAGCGGCTTGACCATCTTGAAATACTTCTGCATGCCGCGCTGGCCGAAGTAATTAAAGGCCGGCTTGATGTCGGCGTCGATCGCGTTTCCGCCATCGTCATTGCCGACATCGGCCTGCGCGACGCCGAGCGGTCCGCCAAAGAACAGACCGCTGTTGAAGTAGGCGAAGCACGTCGAATTCCACCCGGTGAAGCGACACCATGCGTTGGTCAGCGTGTTCATCACGTACTGATGCGAGGTCGTATCCTCGGCCTCAGGTACGTTCACGACGAGCTTGTTACCGTCCGGGTAGAGGATGACCTGCCAGCCGAAGTGCGCGCCATAGGCGGCCACGTCAGCGGTCACGCTGGGGCTGATCTTGCGCGTGAGCGTTTCATTGCGCTCCGAACGGTCGCTGAGCAGCGCCTTGCTGAGCGGCGTCAGGCCGTCCGCACCGATAAAGACGATATCGGAACCGTACTTTTCGTAGAAGCGGCGGCCGGTCGGCGCACCGATGCGGAAGTGCGCGGAGATGCCGAAGCTATTCGCCTGCGATGGATCGGAGCCCTGATAGACGACCGCCTCACCCACCGAACTGATCAGCACGAGATACGGATTCAGGCCAGCCGAATCGTCAATATTCCACGTCGCCATACCGGCCAAGAAGCCGCCGAGCGTCAGTTCCGAACCGATATCGAGCACGTTGGCTGCGCCGCCCACCTGGCCGACCGGCAGATACCACGCCTGCGCCGTGTTCAGCTTGGCGAACCACAGGCGCTGCGCGAACACGTTGACGCTCGCGAAGGTCGTCGGATCGACTCCAGTAATCGCGATCGGCGTCGACGACTGCGTGACTTCCTGCCACGCGGTGCCGTTGTAGATCAGCACCGGATCGATGCCATTGCACATCACGAGGAATTCTGCGCCGGCATTGCTGAAGTTCACATACTGCCAGCGGGAATTCGTGAGCCCAGAGATGAGCGATGAGCCGATCGCGATGATGTAGACGCTACCTACGCCGGCAGGAATCGCCGCGGTGAACGTCAACGTTTTGCCGGTGATCGAATATTGATCAGGGCCTTGGAACGTACCGTCGAAGTGAATCAGCAGATTGGCCGAGCTCGGGTAGCTCTGCGACAGGGTAAGCGTCGTCTGCCCGCCAACGCCCGTAAATGGCCCTTCCTGCGCGATGTTGCCGACCGCCACGGCGATCACATAGACCTTCGAGACAAACGCCGGAATCGCCGCTGTGAAGGTTAGCACCTTGCCGGCGAGCGAATACTGATCCGGGCCCTGATAGGTGCCGTCAAAGTAGACGATCAGATTTATCAGGCCGCCGTAGGTCTGCGAAAGCGTTACCGAGGTCTGGCCGCCAACGCCAGTAAAGGGGCCTTCTGCGGTGATGTTCGCCGCGGCGGCCGGGATGCTTTCGATATAGACCTGAGACACGCCAGGCGGAATCGGAGACGTGAAGGTGATGCTGTTCGTGCCGACCGTGTACTGATCGAAACCCTGATAGACGCCATCGAAGTGCACGAGGATATCGGCCGGCGATGCGTAGGTCTGCGACAGGGCAAGCGTGGTCTGGCCGCTCACGCTGACGAACGGCCCCTCGACGACGACATTACCCGAGCCGATCGCCTGATTGGCCGACACGTCGTAAATCTTGCCCTTGGCGACCGCGAACATTTTTTTGGTCGTGCCACTCGTATATACCGCGAGCGTCTCGACGTTCGTCAGGCCCGAGCCCCACGTCTGATAGCCATTGCGCAACGGAACGTCAGCGGTGCCAGGGAAATAGTTGTCCAGAATGACGGCGTCGGTGGGCGGCATGTTCGCCACCGCGTCGAGCGTATTGAGGCCGCCAACGGGAGGCGGAAGGGTTTCGGTCTGGAGGCGCGGCGCGCGGTTGACTTGTTTGCGGGGCATCAGGCAGCTCGCCGCGCCATCTCGGCGCTCATGTTGGCAGAACGCGCCTGTTTGTTTGCTTCCGGATCGACAGCGCCGGCCGCTACGCAGCGATAGTAAGTCGAAGTCCCAATGCCGAGCTCCTCGCAAATCATGCTGATTTTCAGACCCTGCGCGCGGAGTTCGCCAATTTTGGCGTTTAGGCCCTCATCGCGTTTGAAGTTGTATCGGTGCGCGCCGCGTGAGGTTCGGCCGGATTCGTCACGGTCTTTCATGTTGTCCTCATGCGTGCCGAGATATAGGTGACCAGGGTTACAGCATTTCCGGTTATTGCAGCGATGAAGCACATGCATTCCTTCCGGAACTGGGCCGCGCAAGAGTAGCCATGCGGCTTTGTGCGCCTTCCCCTGTCTCTCTTTACTGTCGATCTCGCCGTAATAAAATTGCCCGTAGCCACTTTCATATATGCTGGCTCGCCATTCCCAACACCCGGTCCCGTTCGAATCATCGATCTTTTCCATGAATCGGGCCAGCGCGCGCAGCTTCCAAGATTCCGGCATTCCTTCGATTGTGAACATGACACCTCCTTTTTTTGGGTCATGTCCATCGTAGGCAGCGGCAATCTCAACATTCCTAAATATATTTATGTGCCATAACCGGAATCAGGCACGTTGGCGGAACCCAGCAGAATCGGCGGCTCTGCGCGCGCATTGATCGGCAAGACTCGAGATGCGCCCGAGCGCCCGATCGCCGCCTCTACCGCGTCGTCATACTCGCGCTGCGCGGAGGTCGAATCGAAGCCCTTACGATTCAGGAAGCGGGCGATGATGCCGAGGATGAACAGCCGGTCCTGCAAGACGGGCGTATCGGTATCGGCCGCCCACGCGGTTTGCGGGACGCCGGCCACCGACTGACACCAGCCGGTCGAGTAGTACTCCATCACCAGACTGTCGAGCGACGCTGGAACCGGATTGACGAAGATCATGCTGTCCATGATCCGGTAGCGCAGGCGCGGCCCGGTCGGGCTGATGCCGGACTTCAGCACCTGCCATTCCTGCGCCGAGAGCGGTCCGACTAGCTGCCAGCGGAAAGAGCGATCCCACCCGGTCTGCTGAATGAAGTGGTCCGCATCGGCCGGAATCGGGTAGCTCTCGTTGCCGAACGAGAACAGCGCACCGATATCGGTATTCAGCGCCGGCTGATTGAGCGTGACGCTATTCGCGGTCACTGCGGTGACTGTCACGCCGTATGGCGTCGCGGTGCTGGTGCCGACCATGCCAACGGCGATATTGGCCGTCGACGGCATGCCAGTGATGACGTTCGAACCCTGCGTCGTGTTGCCCGAGAAGCCGCCGAAGCCGACGAGATTGAACGTGTACTCCTTACGCATCGCCGGCCAGCCGTCATTCATGCCGCCGCGCGCTGCCAGATCCTCACCCACGCGCGTCGCGTGAATCAGCATCTGCGAGACTGTCTTGTCGGTGTTGCCGATAACCTGTGTCGGTTGCGGCAAGCCGAAGTCGCCCATTACCTCCTGCACGATCCGCAGAATGGTTTTCTGGCCGCTGGAGGTAAGGGGCTGGGTCATGGGTTATTTCTTCACTTTGGCTTCTGCGCCGGCCTGCACGAGCGTTGCCATTTCTTTCATCTGGCGCTTGAGGTCTTCAATGTCGGCATCGCGCTTGTCCAGCTCGGCTTGCAAATGCATCGCATGCTTTCCGTCATCGGCCTGCGCCAGCCATGCAATAGCCTTGTCGCGCAGTTCGCGCGCGCCGAGCCATGACAGATTGCTGTCGGAGATGCCGGCCAGCTGCTCGACCGTGTGAATGTGCATCGCCTTGAATTCCATCGCCTGCGACTTCGTCAGCGGTCCCCAATGCTCGACCGGCGTCCCGTCCTGCACCTGTTCGGCCTGCGCCTGAAACGCGGCCCACTGTTTCGGGAAGCGCACCGGATCGGCCGGCCCCTGATGATCATCAACGAACTTCACCGGGCGGAAGATCTGCTTCGTGCGGTCGCCAGGGAAATGAATGTGCACGTGCGGCACATCCTTGAAAATCGGTCGCCCTTCTTCTTCAGACTTTGCGGTCTGATGGATCGCTTCCATCGTGAATTCGACGTAAAGACGGCTATCGTCGCCGTGCATTACATGAAGCTGGTTTCCACTTTCGACGATGCGGGCCTGTGCGAAATCCATGGTGGGGAGTCTCCAGAAGGGGAAAAAGGCCGGGGCCGAAGCCCCGGTAAGATGCTGCCGCGAGAATTACGTGATGTTCGATTGAGCCGTGCAACGGTCGAGCAGGAGAACTGCCTGCGTGGCCGACAGAACGACAGCCGTCGAACCGGTACCGAGCGTGACGGCGGGTGCCGTCGCGAATTTGGCGCCCAGCAACTGCTTGCCGGCGACCAGCGTCGGGCTCACAACGCCCGCTGCCTGCCAGTAGACCGGGTTGCCAGCGACCGGCGCACCCTGACAGGTGGCAATGGCATTGCCGCTGACCTGGAACCAGCCCCATTGACCGACAGTGCCGGCCGCAAGCGCCACGCCGATCACGTCGCCGCTATTCGCGGTGCCGGCCCATGCTGCGGCGGCATTGACGATTGCGCCGCTGGTGAGCGACTGGTTGAACTGACAGACCGTGCCGGCCGCGATCGTGCCGCTGAACTGCGCGAACACGAATTCGCCGCCGCCGAGCGCCGCGTCATAGCCGCGCATGATCTCGAAGCTGAACGACTGACGACCCGCGCCAGTGCCCGCCACGAGATTGACCGGGCCCGGACCGACGGTGTCGATATCCGTCAGCTTGACGACGCCCATCGTGACGTCATATGCAATGAAAGACATGTCGTTCTCCTTTAGGCCAGGAACACGCCCTGGAGGCGGCGATTCGAGACGGTCATGTTGCCGGCGAAGCCTACGAGCTTTACCATCGCGTCTTGGTTCACCGCGTACCGGTCGTCACCAATCGGGGCGAAGTTGCGGTCGACGTGCGGGCGGAAGTAGATGTAATCCGTGTTCAGGAAATACATCGTGCTTGCCGGTGCGCCGCCGCCGAAACCACCGTCGAGCACCACGTCGGAATTCATGTACTTCAGCGAGTCGAAGCCCGCCTCGCCCATTTCATTCGACGTGATGCGCTGGATGGCCTGCAACGACTCCAGATACAACCGGAAGTAGTTGTTGTCGGCAACGATCAGGTCTGGCTTGTCCGTCTGACGCACGAGCTGCACGTACAGGCGGTTCATGTACGACTGGATATTCGCCGAAGTGGTAGCGCCGCCGCCGTCCGTCACACCCGAGAACTTCAAGTTGCGCCAGAAGGTGCCGACAGTCGTCGAGGCATCGATACCGCCCACGACGCCGGTCGTCGGCGTGTTCGAGACCAGCAGCGCGAGGCCGCCAATCTGCCGGCCGCCGTCAGCGGTGCCGTCCGAATAGCAGTCGAGCGCGATGTTGTTGACCAGCGTCTTTTCCGCGTTCTTGATCCGCGACTCGAGCAGATCGATGATCGCTTCCTCGCCCGTGTTCTGGAGTTGTTCCAGACCGGAGATCGAGACGGCCACCGCGGCTTGCGCGTAGTTGAACTCGGCGCCAGTGAACACGTCGGATGGCGAGATGTTCAGCGCTTCATACCCGCTGTAGCGCTTGAACGTACCGTTTTCGGCGTATTCGAGCTCTTGAACGATCGTGCGGCCGCCCGAGACGGTCTTGACGTTGCCGCGTTTGCGGAGGCGGAACAACAGGGCGTTGTTCTTCGTGATGTTGTCGGCCAGCTTCCCGGTGCGATTGCGAAGCGTGGTCGTAACAATTTCCGTGAGGGTGCTCGACGGATTTTGCAGGGCCATGATGTGACTCCCAGAGGGTTACGAGTTAGCGGCTCGCATTGCTTGCCGCAGTTCATCGCGCAGGGAGAGGTTCTGATTCGCGGTGGTCGTGGTCGAGACAGTCCCGGCCGGTGATCCGCTGATCGATCCTGCTGCCTTACGCTTTGCATCAGCTTTCGCTTTCGCGTCGGCTGCTCGCTTCGCCTCTGCATCCGCCTGTGAGCGGGTCAGAATTGTGGAACGAACATCAGGGTTCGCATGGCACGCCATGTCGTACGCCTCCTGCATATCCTTAGCCTGTCCACCGACCAGGAGATGAGCCATCAGCGGCTTCACCTGTTCGTAGAACTCGTTCTTCGGATCGGCAGCGAAGGTCTCGATGATGGCTTGAGCCTGCCCCTGTACTTGCTGATGTTGCTGCTGCTCGGCGTTGCCCAGATAACCGCGGAGTTGCGCAATTTCCTGACGGAGTGATTGCACTTCCGGGTTGACCTGTGGCGCGCCTTGCGCAGCGACAGACAAATCCACTCCATACAGTCTTGCCACGTGCTGCATCACCTCGGCCTTCTGCTGAGGCGTGCCGGTGCGCAAGGTATAGGCTGTCTGGAGTAGATCCCGAACCGCGCCTTCTTCGGTGCCACCTTCGGCGCGGATCATCGGGAGATAAGGGTTGATAACATCTTTCAGCTTCTTGCCGAGCGCGGCGTCCTGCCCGAGCGCGGTGATGCCGCGGTGTGCTTCTTCTTCGCGGCGCGCAATGACGGCTTGAACTTCGGCCGGGATCTTGTCCCAATGCGCTTTTTCGGTGGCTGACCAGGATTGCGGGGCTTTGGCTTTTGACTCGACAGCGGTCGGTGTTTCGGTCGGTGCGGTCTTGGATTCGGTTGTTTCAGCGGTCTTTTCAACCGTCGGCGTGGTCGTTTTCTCGACCGGCGCGGCGACTTCTTCGATCTGTTCGTCCTTCAGGTCCGCCAGATTCTTCGCCAGTTCCTCGCGCAGTGACAGTTCCGCTGTCTGCTCGACCTCGCCAACTTCGCCCACCTGACCGCTTTCGACCGTCATCTCGCATCCCCGCTGATTTGTATGCGGTAGATGCTAGGCAGCGGGAAAACCCGCTGCAATGAATCAGTGCGGCGGCATGCCCTGCGGCGGCACAGGAGCGGGCGGCGCACCCGGTGGTGGACCAGGAGGATGCTGCGCGGCTTGCGCCTGCTGGAGAGCCCGCTGCTGTGCCTGTGCCTGCGTCTGATGCAGGAGCGCAACGAGGCGCGGTAGGAAGGCGCCGATCATTTCTGTTTCCCCAATACTTCGCGCGTGGCCTGCGTCAGTTCCTTTCGCAAGTTGAAATCGCCGCGGACTTCTCCCGGCGCGCGGCCGATGCGCTCGTTGCCCACTTCGGTGTAACCATTGCGCTTCAGGAAGTCGCGGTGCGCGCTGCGGCTGTTGATGACGGGCGGGCGGCCGGTGGCAACATCGACGGCCACGGCCTGATATGGGCCGATGTCGGGTGCGACCATGGGGGCTTCAACGATGCGATGCATGCGAATTGCCCCCGCGCCGTGCCTGCATTCCGGCGCTTCGTTGCGGTCAGCGATCTTGCGGAACGCTGATTCGGTCTGCCCGCATTGCGGACATTCAAAGGTATAGAGCGGCATCAAGCACTCTCCATATATTTCGCGCGAATAGCGAAGGCATCGGCGAGCGCGTTATGCGGAATGCGCGAAACCGCATCCAGATCTCGGCGGATTTCCATGGTCAGCGCCGGGGTATCGATGTGCACGCCCGGGCCGGTAATCAGCGCATCGCAGAAAAGCTTGATATCTTCTGGCCAATCTGCGATCAGGTGGACGCTATCGTAATGGCTCAGAAATGCCTGCAATCGGGACTGCAACTGATCCAGCCGAATCGGTTTCTTTTCGAGGATCGGCATCACGTGCTGTGCGACCCAAGCGCCGGGATTCTGGCATGGGAGCACTTCATAGAAAAAGACGCCCTGCTCGTCTACAAGCGCCATCGAAATCAGATCGCCATTGAACTCATTGAACTCACAATCGATAAACAATTTCATCATTCCCCCGATGAGGTTGCGGCATTCGCCGCGCTGATTTGTGCGGTGTCGAGCGCCGACTGAGCGCCGATCTCCGCGACTTCAATGGCGCGCGCGTTGTTCAGCTGCGCGATGAGCAGCGTCATGGACTGCTTCAGGCCTTCGGTCTGCTGTTCCATGTGAGCTTTCATGCGCTCGATCATCAACTGATTCTGCGCATCCATCGCGTTGCGCTGCGCCTCTAGCTGCTGCTCCTGCTGCGCCTGCTGAGCCTGCGCGCGCTGCTCCATCTGTGCTACCCACGCGTCTAGCTGGGCCTTCTGCTGATCGTTCTGGGCCTGCTGTTGCAGCTTCTTCATCTCGATCTGGCCGCGCATCTGCTCGGCCTGCATGTCGCCCTGCTGCTTGCCCTGCGCGATCTGCACCTGAGTCTGAAGCTTCATCATCTCCGGATTCGGCTGCGGATTGTTCTGCGCCTGCTTCGCGCGCTTCTCCAGTGCGTCGACGGTCTCCTGTAGACACGATTCCATCTGCTTTCCAACCGGGAACGCACGCACCGCGAACATGAGCATCTGGCCGAGCAGCGGCATCATTGCAGGGTCCGCGCCTTCAGCCGACTTCAGGAAGCCGCCAACCGCTGTCAGAAACTCGGTGCGGTCCTGCTTCTCCTGCATCTGATCCATCTTGAGCGTTGAATCGGTCTCGATGTCGAGCCGGAAATGCCGCATGTTGGAATCGCGCAAGAGCTTGTCGACCTCTTCCCATGTCGGCTCGGTGAACGGCTTCTCCATGTCGTCGGGCAGCGTCCCGCCCATCTGCGTGATCATCTGCGCAATCTGCTTTTCCTGCGCGGTCATCAGTGGATAGCCAGAGATCTCGGCGAGCGTCTTGATGTCGAACTGATTGGCGAGCACTTCAGCCACCAGCACGACGACATCACGCGCGAAACGCTGCACCTCGGCTTGCATATCCACCAGGCGGATCGATGCCCAATTGGATTTGATCTTCTGCGCGCCGTAGGTCTCGTCAGGATCGGTCGACCCGCGAATGATGTCGGCCATGCCGGTGATCTCGTACAAGTCCTGCTTGACCTTCTCGCGCGTCTCGTAGAGCGATTGGAGCGTCTCGGCGATCTCCTTCATCGGGATGAACGCGATGGCGCCCAGAATGCCGCCCTTCTCCGCGAATGCCGCCCATGAATCGACCGGCACAAGCCGGTTGTCATAGCCGCCCGCAAGGATCTGCGCGAGCCCCGGCACGCTCGAATCGTAGACTCCGGCCACGCGCAGCGCATCCGACAGCAGCTTGCAACGCGAGGTCAGATCGTCGAGCGAATTCGCCTGATCCTGATACATCGCATAGTCAGGAACCGGGATGACGGTATCGTTCGCGTGGTTCGGCAGCATCGGACGCGGGCATGGGAAGAAGTCTTCGAGCCCGAGCATGTCGTCCCGCTCATCGAGGCATTCGAACATCATGCCCTTCGAGAGCCAATAGACCTTCTTCGTCGTCTTGTCCCAGATCTCGTAGATGCGCGCCTTCTGCTGGTACTCGGTGACCTCCTGCCCTTTCAGATCCTCGGGCTTGTAGTCGAGCGGCACGCGCTTGCCCTTCTCGGCGCCGAAGCGCTTGACCAGCTCGTCGCGCGTCAGATAGCAGATGCGCCACACGGCACGCACTTCCTGCCATGTGCGGGCGATCGTATGGCCGAAGTCCGACCAGTGGACATAATCGATGTCGATCTCTTCATATTCCACGTCGACTATCGCTTCACCGCTCGATGCGGTCTGCGGAACGTCCGGCGCTTCATTAGCGTCGGCGTCGTCGTCGATCTCCGGACCTTCATTGCCGAGCATGCCGTCCCCGCCCTCGGCGAAGTGCGGCACGTAGCGAATCCAGACCGTGCCGCGACCGGGAAGCAGGCGATCGGTTACGCACTGACGCGCGGTGAGGAAGAAATCCTCCTTGTCGAGCGTAAAGCTCGTGGCGCGCTCCAGCACCTGACACGTCACGCGGCCCACCGGATCGGCATCGAGAAAGCGCCGCTGAAAGTCCGGCTTCGGATTCTTCGAGTAGAGCGCCGGGAGCAGCGTCTGGATATTCGACCAGAGCACGTTATAGCGGCTCTCCTTGCCCTCGCGCGCGTTCCGCTCGTCTTTGTACCGGCGCAGGATCTTCTTCGATTTGGTCTCCCATGCATCAGCCTTGGATTCGTATAGCTCGATCTCCTTGATCCACCGGACGACGGTGTTATCGGTGGAGAGAGCAGTGTCGCCCTGCGCGCGAGCTTCGCTCATGGTATTAGCCCGAGATGAAGCCGACAGTGGCCGAGACGGTGCCGCTGATGACGACGTTCAAACCCTGTGCGAAAGCGAACGGCATTGGATAGAACTGGCCCGCAACCGGGGTAAAGGGGGCGACGATTGTCGTGGCAGTGCCATTGCCCGGATCGTCATAGACTGCAATCGTCGGCGTTGTGCTGGCCGCGCTCACGAAGATCCCGCCCATGATGCCGTCGATCGCGCAGACGTTGGTCGAGATGCTGATGTTGTGATAGGTGAAACCTGCTGTGTTGTGGTTCATGATGCTCTCCTTAGCGAACGCGGCGGGCGCGCAGAAAACCTGATGCGGTACAGGTACTCACGGCGAAATTTGCATCGGCAATGAGAAACACTGTAGTTGTCGATGCGAGGCTAATCCGCACAGTGGGGCTGGTTATCGAAGGCTGTCCCGATCCGGCAGCATATGTGGACACTTGAGCGGAAAAGGTGCCATTCGCGCCAAGAGTCGCTGAAGTAGTCGAGATACCCGAAATAAATGCAATCGCCGTGGTCGAACCAGCAGGTACATAGACTACAGTCCCTTGAATATCCCAATCGCCCGCCGTCAAAGAGACGCTTGAGACGTTAGCGGGAACGATAGTGGTCAATGAAACCGCTGACAGGTTTGTCGGTGTCGGAAACTCACCGATACTGCCAGCCTGCGCATTATCGTTCGTCGCCGTGCCTTTGATGCCGACTGTGCTCGATGGCGAGACCAGGCCAGTCGCCGAGAGCGTGGTGAATGCCCCCGTGTTAGGCGTCGTGGCGCCAACCGACGTGCTGTTGATGGTGCCGCCTGAAATCGTCGGTGTTCCGATCGTCGGCGATGTGCCGAAGACCAGGACACCAGAGCCCGTCTCATCGCTTATGACGCCGGCCAGTTGCGTGCTCGTCGTCGCGGCGAATTGCGCCAACGTTCCGGTCGTCGTCGCCGAGTTCGCATAGCACGTGAAGCCGGTCCCACTCGTGTATTGCAGAGCGCTGGTCGAAGTCGAGCAGCTCGGCATGACGAACGCTGTCGGCGATGCGCTCGATCCGGTGAAGTTAGAAACGACCGTGTTCGCCGCGATTGGCGCGAGAAGCTGAATCGGGTTCAGCGTCGTGGCGATCGCACTCGCCGAAAATGCCAGCGCAGTGATAAAGGGGAGTAAGCGTTTGAACATGGCGGGCGTCCTTATGAAAGTTGCTCGACAACGAAATTAACCGTATAGGTCGGATTGGTCGTGACCCCTGAGAAGTCAACCTCATATGAAATATTTGTTCCGGCTGCGGCAAAAATAACTTGTGAAAACGGCGAAAAACCTCCATTCGGCGTAATGCCGGCGCCTGCTATCGAGGCACCATTGTTGCCATCGTTCCACGACATCTTTGGTGTAACCGTGCCAGCAGCCGACCCGGCTGTCGTGATCGACAGATACCCGGATAGCCTGAAAAGACCGGAGTGCCGTACCACGTACGGTGTGATTGCCTGGGCTGTAATTGCGGCATTCTGTCCAGGCAGGTTCAGACCGGCCCACCGGCCGGGGAGAGCCGGCACCAGCAGATTAGGAAGGGACGGATAGGTCGCGCCGTTTGCCTCTAATACGGAATGCAGAACGTTCGCTCCGACCGGGCCACCAATATTCCCCGGTGTGCCGATGTTGGCCCATCCGGAGGTATTGTCGACCGCTTGCAGCCAGCAGCCAGCCGGCCAGAAGTCCCGGAACGAGTAGTCAAAGGTGATACCGCCGCTGCTCGCGCCGAAGATATGCAGATTGATGAATCCGACAGAATCGGCGGCACGCAAATAAAGGCCATAGTTCGCTACAGATGGGTCCATAACGATGGTCGTCTGAACGAATGTGTTGTAGTCCGAATCAGAGTTCGATGCGCCATCCATGACGATCCCGTATACGCCGGAAACTGCCGGGTTCTGGACGGTGATGTTGCGCCAGTAATTCTGGATTGAATCGGTCAGGGTCGCGCCCGCGAAAGTTGCATAGCTGGCCGACCAGATTTGCGCAGTAGTGCAATTCGTGATGCTCAGATTTTTGCAATCACCGGCTGAGGCAGAATATTGAATGATCCCGATGGTTGCTGTGGTATTGCCATCGAGATAAAGATTCTTCAGCCCCCAGCCCGCCAATGGACCATTGATCTGGAACATGGGCACAGCACTGGCGCCCGACCATTTGATCTTTACCGTTGGGTTGACCGCATATCCGGTTGCATGGAGTGTAGTGAGGCCCGGCAGGCCATCGCCCACCAGGGCGATTCCATTGATCGTTGACGATGCGGCAGAGTTTCCGTTACCCAGATTGATCGATGACGATATGAGATAGGTTCCAGCGGTAAATCGGATGGTCCCGCCGCTGGATGGCAATGAATTGATTGCAGCCTGAATCGATGCGGTGTCATCGTGAGTACCATCGCCATAAGCGCCGAACTGTTTAACCGACAGGACGCCGTGCGGCACCAGATACCACCGGCCGCCATCTGCGGCAACGATGATAGAACCGCCATTGTCAGAGCTTGTGGTGTCGCTCGGGTTATACCGGTATGCACCGCCCCCACCATCGCCAGCCGCGTAATAGCCTGTTGCGAAGACGCGCGTGTAGATGATCTTCGATAGCGTGCGAAGCGCTGCAATGGTATCGACGTTGCGGTAGAGAACACCGCCCCATGCAAGCTGCCCATCGCCGACGACGTTCGCACCGAGTTGCGCCGCACCGACTGCACCATTGGAGATCTGGCTTGAGCCGACTGAACCGGCCGGCAATGGGAGAGGGGCATAGCTGCCGGCAGGCTGAATGCCGAGCGCCGCAAGCGTCTGAAACGATGGATCTGCGCTCGCTCCATTCGAGGCGAACAGCGTGCCCGCAACACTCGGTGTTGCATATGTCCCGCCACCGAGCACCACCGCATGAGCAGGCGAGCCAGAACCCGGCGAAATACCCAGAAAATTGAGCATCTGCACGAGCTTCTGAAGGTCGGATATCCCGTACATCAGATGCGCTCCCGTTGTCCGCTGCCCTGCTCATGCTTCGGCCAGAACACTTCGTTGGCGGTCAGGTCATGCAGGAAGCGCGGCTTCTCGATCGGCTTCTCTGAGTCCGGATTGCGCCAGATAAGCGACATGTAACGGAAGGCGTCGGCCGCGTGCGAGGTCCAGTCGTGCTCCGGCTTGTCGCTGAACATCTTCGCGTCCTCATCCCACTCGCGCCGGTAGTTCTTCAGCGACTCGATCCCGAACTCGCAGCGCTCCGCGTCGAAATAGACATGTTTCAGCGTGGCGCGCGCGGCCTGAATGCCGTCCTGCACTGACAGGCTCGGCACGATGTACGCCTTCACGTTGAAATCGTTCAGTTGCTCGATGGCCGAGCGCGGCGACGCGAAACTCTTCGGCCTGGCGTCATGCGGGAGCCAGTGCTTGCCGTAGTGATAGGCGATATGGTGAGCATGTTCGGGAATCGGCTCGCCCAGCTTCCACTTCACCGGCTTGCCGTTCTCGCCATACTCCGACACGTCGATCTTGCGGCCATGGATGACCTCGGCGTAGTGCTTCGGGTCTTTGCCGTTGGCCTTGTAGTGGTCGATCACGCGGATCTCGCCCCAATGCGTCTGAAAGAACCAGATACTCGTGTCGTCGGTGCGCCCCAGATCCCACGCGGTATAGACGGGGAGCGCCGGGTCGTGCGGAACGTGCGTAATGCGCCCTTCACGCTCGGCCGCGGCCAGTTCAGCGCCATAGTAGGCACCGAGGATCGCGGCTTCGAAGCTGCATAGCAGCTCCTGCTCGAACATCGCGTTACCCTGGTCCTCGCCGAACATGCTTATGTACTCGGCGCGCTGTTCCTCAAGCTCATCGCGTGAGAAGCGGCCGGTCTTCAGCACATTCGAGACCTCGGCGAACCATTTCGGATTTTTCAGCGCCATCTGAAACATGGCGTGTGCGTGATTCTTGCCGCGCGGCGTGGTGATGAAGATGGCCCAGCCGCCATTCTCGTCAAGGATCGGCTTCAGATAGGCCCATGCGGCCGGATTGCAGAGCGCCCACTCGGAGAGCACGAGACCGGCAGGCGGCGAGCCAACAAGCGAGTTGAAGTTATCGCTGCCGAGCACTTGCCATGTCGAGCCGGTGCGGAACTCGATGAACATGTCGTTCTCGCGCGTGCGCTTGCGCAGCTCATGCGGGAAGGCTTCATCGATTCGGCGTTTGCCAGTGTGCGGATTGATGGCGTCCCAGATGGCCTTGCGTGCCTGCGAAGCCTGCGGCAGCATATGCCAGTAGCTGGCGATGCGATCGTGGGCAGCAAGGCACGTCCAGTGCAGCGCAACTTCGTCTTTTCCCCAGCGGCGATGTGCGATGTCGATCGCGCGCGTCCCACCGTTGATGAGGTAGTTCCAAAGACGGCCCTGGTAGATGCGCGGCGTCCAGTTGTGCGGGATCTCGATCTCACCGGGTTGCATGATCAGCGATGGTGCCGATTACGGCCGAGACGTTCCTCAAGCCATGCCCATGACCAGTAAGCCGCGCTGGAGGTCGTGCCGCGCCCCATTGACAGATGCTCGCGGCCGATGCGTCGATAGCTGCACCAGTATTGGCCTTGGGAGAAGTAGATATGCGGCCTCATTCGCCGTCTCTCCGGATGTCCGTGCTTTCCGGCAGTTCCTCAACCGGCGCCATGCGCAGACGCACGACCTGAAGCGGGCCGCCATTCGGGCCGGTCACTTCCTCGGTCACGTGATCGCCATAGACCTTGCGATTGCGCACCTTAAGCGTCCACTTGCGCGCGTCGATCCTGTTGCGGGCCTTGGGCGCGTCCGTCTCGGTGTCCGCGATGTACTGGATATCGTCGAGAATCGATTGCTCGCCGACGAGATAAGCGGCGTCGTACTGCGCCATGAGTTCGGGCGTGCGCCGGCACCATTGTCGGAATGTGTACCGGCATGGCATGCCCTTCATCTCGCAGATTTCACGCACGCTCTTGCCGTCCGCGATCAGGTCGCAGATCTTGTCAAAGAGCGCTGGCGTGAAGGTGGATGCGACCATCAGAGCATCCGGTAGAGCGCTTCGAGCTTCGTCACCAGCTCGCCTTCGCTGACGGCCATGCCGTTGCTGATGCGGTGCAGGATGTCGCCGACGTGCGTCTTGAGGGCGCTGGTATCGGCGACAGCGGCGACCGGTGCAGACTCGACGTGATCCTTGGCCAGCGTGTAGATGGCTTCGAGGTGCGTCGCGATGCGCGTCGGCAGAAGTGCGCGCTCAGCGGAACTTGCGACGGTGGGCGATGTGGTACTTGCGCCAGCGGCACTCGATGCAGAGGCCGGATCGGCTGTAGGTGCGACCACAGCCGAGGCAACGTTTGGGACATCACCAGCCGCATCGGTAGCAGCGCCATCGGGCGACGTGGGTGCATCGCCCGGCGACTTCTTTCCCTCCGCTGCCGCGATCTCCTCAGCAGCCGTCGATTCCGCAGCCGGCGAGGTAGGTTGTGTCGAAGAAGAGTCGCTCGACTGCGGCTCTGTGGCAGCGCCAGCAGGTGCAGGCTCCCCCACCGCGGCACCGCCAGCCCCCTCAGCAGTAGCAGCTTCCGTCACAGATGCCTCCGCAACCGCAGGCGCGTTTCCCGGCTCAACCATTACCAGCGAAGCGCCCTCTGCAACCGGCGCCGATTCCAGCGATGGCTTGCTCTCAATGCCGACGCTCACTGCGTCCGGGTGGATCAGGTGCTCGACCTTCGCTTCGAGGCTGTGCATCCCCTCGACGATCATGGTGACGATGCCACTCGACTCGCCCGGTGCTGCTTGAGCGGCCTGTGCGGCCAATTGCGCTGCTGCTTCTGCGACGGGATCAGTCATGGTGCTTCTCCTGGTGTGCGGCACCAAAGGCCGCGTTTTGATAGCCGCGCATCCACGTGCACATTGCGGGGCTGAGCATCGGGTAAGGACAGACGTTTTCGCCCATGCCGCGCTCGAATGCCTGTGCGCCCTCGCGCATGAGCGTCTCGATGTCGTCGCGGCTCAGCATGGAAAACCCCCGTGGTGAATGGCGAAGATGCTAGGTGGCGGCAATCTCAGCGTCTAGAAGCTAGATCTTGCTGAGAACCCATGCGCCGAGTCGATCTGACCAGGATTCTTTGCGCGGCATGTCGCATTGCGCCATGTCCGCCAATAAACCGGTCAGCATTTCGGCAGGCTCAAGCGGCGGCGGCGCTTGTTCGAATAGCTTGGCCTCCTGACAGCAGATGGGCAGATGCGTCGCGCCATCAACGCCGCGCGCCTCTACGCATGTCGTCAGGAGCGAGCCATCGATTACGCTCCGTCTCGCGTCGGGATGCCCGCACATTGGTCGATAGATGGGCGCGGCGGAGCTGTATTGCGCCAGTTGAGCCAAAGGATGTGGCATAGCTACGTGCTTGCAGTCTTTGCAAAGTTTCATGATTTCCTCGTGGTCATGCAGAGTCTTTGAAAGCGCATCAGGTCATATCCGGTCAGCACACCAGCCACCTCGGCGGGCCCGGTGCGACGCTGCGCGACATCGGTGCGCTCAAGCGACGGAATCCAGTAGATCCGCCTCTCTTCACGCCGGTCGCGATGGCGTCCGCACTCAGGCAGCGTTGTCTTGACCCTGCCAATAGCCGTGAGAGTCGCCAGAACGGCCGCCACGGCCTCCGGTGAACCATCGAAGATGTGGGATAGCTTGAGGGTCGTGTACGGCGTGCCGGGGAGCATGAGAGCGGTTAGGGAATCGAGGGTGAGAGGTAGACGCTGTTTCCGTGGCCGCATGGTGTTCCCCGTTTAGTCGCGTGTGTTGTTGTCGCGCGCTGCTGAGACGATGCACCAGGCGCTGAGACCGATGAGGATCGCCAACGCGGCGCCGAGGATCAGAACGATGCTCATGCCGTCTCTCCCTTGATCCGTTGCCACATGCTGAAGCGTTGCAGACTGCGCTGCGCCTGCTCGTCGGTCATTGAAGCGATCGCGATCTTCTCGTAGTAGGCGTCGCGGATGTGCTCGTTATCCGCCCAATCGACAGGCCGCGCGCTGAGATAGGCCCACTTGGACCAGTAGTAAGCGGTATTGCCAAGCAGCGAACTGCGCTCAGCCGGAACGCCGCTATATGCGCAGAAGTGCTCGAAGTCGGCCTCGAACTTGGCCCACTGCTCGGGCGTCATGCGGGCGCGGGCGATGGCGAGGGATTTGGTGGGGTTGCCGTAGCACATGGTCAGCGGCCTCGCGACTTCAGCAACTGCTCGGCGTCATAGCCGTAGTACGGTTCGCCACAGAGTCGTGAATCATCCTGCTCGGCTAGCTTTTCCCATAGGTCAGCAAGTTGTTTGCGGCCTTTGCGCGTCTTTTCGAGTTCGCGATGCTTCTTTGCAAATGCAAAGCCGCAAGCATCGCTGCAACATGAGAACTCATGGCCCCATTGGCTCGACAGCATACGAGCACCGCCCCATGCATGCGGCGCATCTTTGGCACCGCACTCGGGGCAGTCGTGCGCCATTGAATATGGTTTTTCCATCATCACCTCACGCCAAATGTCGTTGGGCATAGCGCCCGAGTAAGAGGGCGTCGGCTCTGCCATCGTGTTTAGCCAATGGACAGAACTCCTGGCCGTAGAGCTTGCGTGCGAGACGAAGCGATTGCTGTTTCGTCGTCTCGCTCTCTGTCTTGCGGATTCCGAATTGCCTCTGCCACTCGCGCGGCGTCACGAATGCCACGTCAAAGCCCGACAGCTCACAGACCGTGCATATGACCGCCTTGGTGGCGGCCAGCGATGCCTGCGATGACATCGAGCCCTTGCGTTCTTCGCCGCCGCCCATGAATGCATGCATGGCCTCCATCACGACGATCGCCGCTTCATCAGCAGGAATGAGCTTGCGCAGAATGTCGCGCAATGCCTTGGGATCGACTTCGTTTTTGGTCTTGCCTGAGGCCTTCGGAACGGGCCGCGTGGGCATGTCATGCACGCCGCGCACGCCAGCACCGTCCAAGGCCGCGATGGCGCCAGACAGGCCCGGATCAATCGAGACGATCAGCATGTAGCCTCCGGAGCTACCGGCCAGACGATGTCAGAAGCCATCAATACATTCATGCTGTGGTTCAGAGCAATGCAATGCTCGATGCGCGCCCCTTTCGAGTTCTCCCAACCAGGAAGAAGCGCGAGGTAATCGCATGCCATGAGCGCCGGAATATCGGCCAGCATGCAGTCGATCCATTGCGCCGACTGGTCAGGTTGAACCTCGGCGGGATTCACGACTTCCCAGCCTAGCGCACGGAGCCGTGCAGACTCAGCATTGAAAAGCGGAAAGTTCAATTCTTCAATTCCCGTCATCGGACCTGCGATATAGATTTTGGTCAAAGCTGCCTCCCCACAACGAACATTGCCAGAGCGATCGACTGCACCGCCCACCAGGTGAAATGACGCATGCCGATGCGCCGGTCATGCAGCGCTATCGAGAGCGCGGACAGGAGGAAGACGAGCAGGACTGTGCTGGTCATGCTGGCTCCTTCGCTAGGCCGCGCCATAGACGACGCTGATGTTTGAATGGCATATGCGGAAACTCGAATAAGCACCAATGCTCACCATTCCATATCCCCTGAAAGGCCGATTTCCTCGCGTCGAATGACTGGCACTCATAAACGCCGACGTGCACCGGCTTGACCTCAGCCGTAAACCAGTCGGTCAAATCGCGCGCATACGCGGGCGTAGTGGAGTTCATGCGTCTATCTCCGAGAAGTGTGTCTCGCCGCTTGTCGGGCCTGCGACGGGTGCAAGAGGCGGTTGCTGGCTGATCTCGCGAACGGCGTCGATCAGTTGCTGCTCGAGACCGCGGTCGGCTTTGCCCATGCGGCGCAGCGAAACGATGTGATCGGCCATCGGCTGCTGGCGATGGATCTCGAGCGTGATGGCATCGTTCAACGCTGGGTTCGTGTTGTGGTGGCAGCAGCAGTACCACTTGCCTGATTCACCGTAGACGCCCAGCAGCGGGCATCCGTAGGCCGCACAGGTGTCGGATGTCGGCTCGCTCATGCGTGGCTCCCAGCGTACTCAGCGACAAGATGCGCGGCGTTCTGCTTCGCGGCATGCGTCAGTTCGCGCTCTTTCTCGAGTTCGGCACTGCGCAGCGCAGCAAGCTTTTCGGCATGGCTGGGCAGATTTGCGAGGAGCTGGCGTGTTTGCTCGAGCTGCTGTTCGGCCTGCGGCGTACGCTCTACCTCGGGGGCGGCCAGTTGCGGCAGCACCACGCGGACATGCTCGAGTTGCAGCCGGCCAGAGCGGACCGCTTCGGACGCAGCAGCTTCGCGCCGGTAGGAGTCGTGGCCGTAGGACATGAACCAGCTCACCGGACGCTTTGCGGCTCGAGCTTCGTCGACCAGGCGGTTGTACTTCGACGTGAAAGCGCCTCGAGCAGCGAACTCATCGTTTTCGATGTTCGCTGCGGTGGCGAGCGCTTCGGCCATTTCTCGAGTCCAGCACACTGTTTCGGCTTCGTCTCGCGCGAGCCGAGCTGTTGCCCATGCTTCCGCTGCATCCGGTCGGCCGTCTTTCGTGGCGTCGCCTTGCAGATGTGCGATAAGGTCTGCCGGCTTCGGCGGGTATTGGCCCCGCTGCGGATCGCCGATGTGCGCCGAGAACGCTTTGCGGACTTCGGCGAGCGAGAACTTGCCAAGCGCCGCGAAGAACAGCGAGCGCGCGTCAGCCGTCAGCGATTTGCTATGCAGCGAATACGCGGCGTCGAGCACTCGAGCGAAGTTGTCGAAATCTTCAGGCTGCATGGTCGATCTCCGAACCGAAAAGGAGTTGCTTGGCTTTTGCGTTCTCGCGGTCGTTGAACGCCTGTCTCGAGTCAGCGTCATTGCTCGAGCGCTGGCCAGTCTTGATCTCGAACAGGCCGCGCCACGAGTTCAAGGTCGATTGCTCGAGCACTGCACGCGGTCGGTGGCCGGCTTGCATGAGTTCGCCGAGTTTGTCGATGGCGAGCTTCACGGCTTCGTCGGTCAGCGGCGCCTTGATCTTTTTCCGCATGGCAACGAATGCGAGCCATGCGTCTTCAGGAATCCAATCCGGCAACTTGATCGCCTCAGGCGCCTCAGGCACGTCTTTGCTTTTGCCTTGAGGGGGTGTCTTATGGCTTCTGGTGTCTGGTGTCTGGTTACTGGTGTCTGGTGTCTGGTGAGCATTGCCACCGCTATGCGTTCGCATATCCGACGCATGATGCGTTTGTGATGCGTTCGCATTGCCTTCGGATTTATTCCAGCGTGCGTTTGCAGAGGCCTGAGCCTTAGCCCGTTTCTCCGAATACCGCTCCAGTTCTGCCTCTGCGCGCTTTTGCACATAGCCGGTATCGGTGCGGTCGAAGAAATTTTCAATGACAAAATCAACTGCTTTACGCTCAGCAGTACTATTGGCACGTGCGAGTCGATAGACGAGTTTTTTATCTATCGGAAGTGGGCGTTCGGTCTGGTAGTACTGGTCGATTAAACGGTTGTATGCGCCGTCCTCGAGCATCGTCAAACTGACGGTGTCGCGGATCCAGTCGCCGATATGTTTCTCGAAGTAATTCACGCGGCGCTCCCATGAAGCGCTCGATCGGATTTATCTTCCCGATGTCCCTTTTTCCGATTGCACGTCTCGCACAGTGTCTGGAAATTCTCGACAACGTTCAGGCCGCCAGCCGGCAACGTCAGAATGTGGTCGAGCACAAGAACATCTCGCCAGCCGGGGCTGACGAATGTATCGGTCCGCAGGGAATATCGGCCTGTGTACGGCGAAGGGATTTCAATGGCTCGAGCGTTACAGCGTACGCACCCATAGCCGTCGCGATGAAAGATGTGGCGACGAATCGCTGCATGGCATGGAATGTTGAATTTCAGACGCCGACGCGATTGGACAACTGGCCAATGATTTCCCCAATGGTCCGTCCAGAACGGTGAGTTGATCGATTGCATCGTCTACCGCGCACCGCGCCAGCAAGCGACCGCCGACAAAGCAATAAGGCCCACCATCCATCCCGCGCAGAACAAGTCCATGTCAGTCCTCCCGCAGCCCAGCTTGTCCCTGCTTGGGCAGCATGCGAATTGCGTAATTGATGCCGAAAGAGAAGGCGCGGACGCAATACACCATGAAGTCAGGGGTGGAAACACCCTGCTCTGCTGCACCCTGCTCGATCAACTCTGCTTCCCCCGCGGGAATTTCCACCGTGTACTGCTTGTTTTGGTCGGTCATGCAGCGTCCCGAAGCGTCCCTCGTGGGGACTGATGGTCCGAATCGTCACTGACGCCTA